CTCCACGGGCCGGGTAGTTGGCTACAAGGAACGGGACAAGGACAAGAACTTCAAGTGGACCGGGAAGAACGAGGATAAGCAGCTCTTCGGTCAGCAGCTCTTCGGGGCCGGCAAACGCCTGGTCATCACCGAGGGGGAGATGGATGCCCTATCCGTCTGGGAGGTATTCCCGAGCTGGCCGGTTGTATCCATACCAAGCGGGGCAGCGGGAGCAAAGAAGGCCATCCAGCAGCAGCTGACATGGTGCCTTGGCTTCGAGGATGTAGTCCTCTTCTTCGATGGCGATGAGCCTGGCCTAGAAGCGGCTGCAGAGTGCGCGAAACTCTTCCCGCCTGAGAAGGTACGCATAGCCAATATGGGGGCCTTCAAGGACGCCTCAGAGGCCTTACAGGAGGGTGACCGCGATGCTGTCCGTCAGGCTATTTGGAACGCTAAGTCCTATATACCTCGCTCCATTATTGATGGCAGGGACCTCCTGGAGGTACTGCGCCGTCCATTAGACCGTAGAGATGCCACATGGCCCTGGGAGGCCCTCAATGTTGTTACCGATGGCCTAAGACTAGGCGAGCTGGTAACGATCACTGCAGGCTCTGGGGTGGGCAAGAGCACCCTTACGGGTGAGGCGGCCCAGCATCTAGTTAAACAGGGCTTCCCTGTGGGCTACATCGCCCTAGAGGAGGGAGTCCAGCGGACAGGCTTGAGGCTCATGACGGTGGAGGCTAACAAGCCTCTCCACCTGGATAACACCCTGGACCCGGATGCCTTTGAGAAGGCCTTCCAAGCCTCTGTAGGTAGTGGCAAGGTCTTCCTTCGGGATGGCTTTGGTTCCGTAGATCCCGACGAGATCCTGAACGACATCCGCTTCCTGGTCCTCAGCAAGGGGGTCCAGTTCGTTGTGCTGGATCACCTCTCGATCCTCCTGTCAGGTAACGACAGCGACGACGAGCGCAAGCTCATCGACCGCACAATGACCAAGCTCAGATCCTTCGTGGAGGAGACCCGTATTGGGCTCATCCTGATCTCCCACTTAAGCCGCATGAGCGGGGACAAGGGGCACGAGGACGGGGCTCAGGTCAGCCTTAGGCACCTACGGGGTTCGCACTCAATCGTGCAGCTCTCGGACATCGTGATTGCCCTGGAGAGAAACCTCTCTAGTGGTGAAGATCACAGCCAACTTCGGGTGCTGAAGAACCGCTTCAACGGTTGCACCGGCCCAGCCGGGAACCTCGCCTACGACCGGGCAACTGGTCGCATGAAAGAAGACCTATCACCAATGGAGGATATAGTTGACTTCTCAGACTTCTAGGTCATGCCGCCTGGTACTCTTCTATGAGAGCGAGCAACAAGCATCGGATGATGCCAGGCATGAGCTTACCATTGCCCGCCGCAAAGTAGAAGACGATCTTGGCAGTGTGGCTGTCATGAATGTGTCTTACTGTAATGCCGTCTGTGTTGCTTACGGGATTACGCAGTGCCCGACGTGCATCCTCTTCGATGAGCACAATAACGTCCTGGCGCGGATCGAGGACGCCACTAAGTTCACCCGCCTTTGGTTCCTGGAGGAGCTCAAGGGGATTCTAAAGAATAGGAGGCTTCAATGCGTTTAGCCTTTGACATAGAGGCCGATAACCTTAACCGTAAGCTGACCAAGATCCACTGCATCGTTGCTCAGGACCTAGACACCGGGGAGGTGTTTAAGTACACCCCCAGTGGTATTACCGAAGGCCTGGCCCTGCTGCAGGGGGCAACCGAGCTATGGGCCCACAACGGTGTGGCCTACGACGTTCCTGCAATTCAGGAGCTCTACCCCGACTTCCGGCCCTCCGGCCTGTTGCGGGACACCCTGATCCTCTCCCGCCTGTTCTTCGCGGACATCCTTGATCGGGACTTCCGTAGCAAGCCGGCCAACATGCCGGCCAATCTCTACGGCCGTCACTCCCTGGAGTCCTGGGGCTACCGCCTCGGGGTCCTCAAGAGTGAGTACGGCAAGAGCCTGAACGGCGACTGGAGCCGGTACACCGAGGAGATGCTCGAGTACTGCGCGAAGGACGTGGATGTTCTCGCCAAGCTGGTGAAGCTGTTCGAGCCCAAGCTCGAGCAATACGCAGCCTGCATCGACACCGAGCACCGCGTAGCGGAAGTGATGGTGACTCAGGAGTACGCCGGCTTCCCCTTCGATGAGCCCAAGGCCTACGCCCTGGAGAGCAAGCTCCGCAAGGAGTTGGAGGAGCTCAGCGAGGCTATGCGGGACACCTTCGTCTTCGTCGATGGCGGTGAGTTCACCCCCAAGCGGAACGACAAGGTGCGGGGCTATGTGGTGGGGGCACCGATGTGCAAGCTCACCCAGTTCAACCCCACCAGCCGAGACCACATCGCCTGGGCCTTCAAGACCTTCCGAGGCTGGGAGCCAACTGAGTTCACTGACACCGGCAAGGCCAAGATCGACGAGACCACCCTGGACGGGGTTGGTACCGATGAGGCTAAGAAGTTCGGCCGGATCCTGGAGCTGCAGAAGGCCCTGGGCCTACTGAGCGAAGGGAAGAACGCCTGGCTGAAGTTGGTCGATGCTGACCACCGCCTACGCCATAGCTGCATGTTGGCTACGGCTACGGGCCGCATGGCGCACCTACGGCCCAACCTGGCCCAGGTGCCGTCTGGCCATGAGTACCGGGAGCTGTTCCACGCTGGTGAGGGTCGGACCCTGGCTAGTGCTGACTGCAGTGGTCTGGAGCTACGCCTGCTGGCCCACTACCTGGCCCGCTTCGACTCCGGCAAGTTCGCCCGGGAGCTCCTCGAGGGGGACATTCACGAGCACCTCGCTGGGATCTACGGCACCGACCGCCGCACCGGCAAGACGGTTACCTACTGCATGATTTACGGCGGTGGGAACCAGAAGCTGGGCCTGTCTGCCGGGGCATCTAAAGGAGACGCTGCCCGGGTGGGATCAAAGATCCGCTCCAAGGTTCTAGCCAACTTGGACGGCTTCGCCCAGCTGATGAAGGCCGTCACGGCCCGGGCTGAGTCCGGTGTGATTACCGGGCTGGATGGCCGGCCAATCCGTATCCGCAAGCCACACGCTGCACTGAACTATCTGCTGCAGAGCGCTGGAGCCATCGTTACTAAACGCTGGGTGATCCGGGCCAACGAGCTCGCTAAAGAGGCTGGGATTGATTACTGGCCCGTTGAGTTCGTACACGACGAGATGAGCTGGAGCGTAGCTCCGAACGATGCAGATAAAGCCGTCTTCTGTTTGACCGCCGCTATCGAAGATGTCACAGCCGACCTACAACTTAGGATCCCCATGGCAGTGGATCCAAAGGTCGGGAGTACCTGGGCAGACGTTCACTAATACCTCTCGTAAAGGCGACATCGCTGAGCTATACATCTGCATCCTGGCTACACAAAAGGGTGCTGAGGTATTCCGCAATCTGCATTGCACGGGCACCACTGATCTGATCCTTAGGGTCGGTGGAAAGCTCTACCAGATTGACGTGAAGCTGGCCCGTAAGAGGGCCGGCCGTAAAGGCTACCGCGATGATGCCTCGAGGGTGAAGGATCCTGTCTTCCCGTTACTGGTATATCCCGACGGCCCTGACTTTGCTGACTGGAGAGTCGGCTGGAAGGGTGACCGATACCCAACTGAATTAAAGAACTTCTGGAAACATGCTTCTAACCTTACTGGTTGATGCAGACCCCATCTGCTACAAGGCGGCCCAAGCCGCTGAGGAGGAGCTGGAGTTTAGCGCTGATTTAACACTGATCCTCGGCAACTTCAAGCGAGGCAGGGATATTGTCAAACAGGAGCTGAATAAGCTCTCGCAGCGATTTGATACTGATCGGATTATCCTCTACTTTACTGGTAGCAAGAACTTCCGTAAGGAGGTGGACCCCACCTATAAGGGCCACCGCATTAAGCGTAAGCCTGCCGGCTACGCCAAGCTCAAGGGCTGGTGCATGGGCCAGTGGGAGAGCTACATGGAGGACTGCCTCGAGGCGGATGACCTCCTGGGCATCGACGCCACCAGTGGCAAGTACACCTCCTTTGTCCTCTGCTCCCCTGATAAGGACCTCCGTCAGATCCCCTGCCGTCAGTTCGACGGGAAGGAGGAGCTGGATGTAACCCCCGAGGCTGGAGAACGGAAGCTCTGGGAACAGGTGCTTACCGGAGACCAGACCGACGGATACAAAGGTGTCCCTGGCATTGGTGCCAAGAAGGCCGCCGACATCCTCGATAAAGCTGAGTCCTACTGGCCCACGATCCTCGCCACCTACCTCGAGTACGGACTGACTGAGGAAGATGCCATCCGCACTACCCGCCTAGCCCAGATCCTGCAAGCGGATCAGTGGGACGGCTCTACCTATACCCTCTTCAATCCGTGAATCTTTTGTATGCCTACCTGGGAGCAATCCTGGCCGTACTGGCCATCCTAGATCCTAACGTAATTATATTCCTTGGGCTTCAGTGCAGGCTTCTCTTGTTGGAGCTGCAGAAGATACCCCTAAGGATCCGCCTTGAGATTGATTTGTTTCGCATTAAGCACGACCGTAAGCGTTACCTGAAGATGGCTGAAGAGCTTCGCAAGGAGATGGGGATTGATGACGAAGTATAATCCCGATCACTACAAGACTGGGGGCATTGAGGTATGGGACTTCATTGCCTCGCAGAACCTGGATTACTTTGCAGGGAACATCGTTAAGTATCTCTGCCGCGCAGGTAAGAAGCAGTACGAGGATGAGATCGACGATCTCCTCAAGGCTAAGGCTTACCTGGATAAAAAGATCACACTCGTATCAAGAGGCCGTAACACATGACCAAGAAAGCTGTATCCCCAACCAAGAAACTGCTGGTTAAGACCTTTGCCCCCCGGCCCGATAAGAAGACCCGGCAAGGCAGCGGCCTCAACAGCCGTCCTAGCCACGGCCGCAAACTCAGCAGGGGGCAAGGTCGATGAGCTTTATGCCCGATGCAAAGGCCTTTCGCCGAGTTATGGGGCAGGCTGTAGGCAACCCGACGAGTGCCGAGATAGAGCTTCAGTTCGATCTCATCTCTGAAGAGTATACCGAGCTTGTGTCCTCTTGTGATGAGGCCGAGACCCTTAAGGAGATGGCCGATCTCGTCTATGTCGTCTACCAGCTGGCGGCTGCTATGGATTGGAACCTAGACGAGGCTCTACGCCGTGTCCATCAAAGCAACCTCAGCAAGTTGGTAGATGGACGGCCCCTCCGCAGGGAGGACGGCAAGGTATTGAAAGGTCCGAACTATAAACCCCCTTACCTCGAAGACTTAGTAAAGACTGGAAAGTAGTCCTATGAAGCGTTTGATTGTTGCCCTCGCAATGGCGGGGGCTTTTTTAATGCCTGTAGCCCCAGCAGCTGCTCAAGTCCAGGTAGATCCTGACGTAGGCGTTTTAATCCTTACGGCGCGTGGGCTGGGTATCAAGTTTGAGTATGACACC